TAATGAATCAAGTCTTTTAGTTATCCTGTCTAAGTCTCGCTGTACCACGTCTATATCAGATAAGATACTCACTTCAACATTTCCTCACGGATTGTATTCCAATCCATTGGTAATTCGTCTGGTAAGTTATATCTGTTCTTTGCAAGAAAAGCTGGGTCGTTATTGGTATAGATGATTCTATCGCCAGACACAGTTTTAGTAGTCATACCACTCTTACCTTGCACCTTAATAGTTCCTAACTTCTTAGCCGCAAAAAAGCACGCATCAGAATGTTCCAACAATAATGCTGAAGCTTTCTTATGAAGTTTAAGAGAATATCTATCGTAAGCTTCGATTCGTGGGTCTTCCACTTTTCTAACTTCACTATGACATATTTGGAATATCATCATTCCTTTATCTCTTAATCTATTAAGTTTTTCTACATATTCACCCCAATATCGAAGTGTCTCTGCATAACCTTTACCATAGCTAGGTTGATCTATTGATTTCCAGCTATTATCTTCACAAACTTTATCCCAAAGTAATCGTTCAAACCAATCTAATGAATCAACACAAACAGTTTTATATTCATGTTTCTCATTATAAAGTTCGTCTAAATTACTCATTACATCAGAATATGTTTTACATGGTATATGATCCATTTGAATCTTACCTAAACCATCTTCAACATCTAACATAATTGGGTTTCTAGTTTGTGATGCTAAATAAGTTTTACCAACAGCAGCTTCACCATGAACAATAATTCTTGGTGGTTTCTGTTTAGTCTTTTTTCGTATATCAGCTAAACTCATTTAGACACCTCAATCTTTTTTTCTTCTACTGGCTCTAATATGTTTTTCATACGAGCCTCGTAAGATGAAAGTAAAGTATTTAAGTCATCTATATCGTTGTTAGCTTTGACAATAAAATCATCTCTGATTTGTTTTTTCTCCTGCCAACGAATATATAATTGCTTTGCCTCATCTGGCATATCATTTATTTTATGTTCCTTGCCATCATCAGCGAACTTAACTGTTGGTTCATCAACAGCTTTATCTTTTTCACTCATTAGTTTCTCCTTTATTATATTGTTTATATAAATCGCAGATGCTTCTTGCGTTACAAAAGCGACAATGATCCCCATAAACAAATACAGGGTTTTCTTCCAAGCACGCATCCACACGCGGCTTTAAGAAATCGTATGCCCAATCCACCAGAAATTCAGCGGTGGTGGTCCAAGTCTTTATAGGTCCGCCACCCCATGTTGCGCGTGGCTGGACTATTGTAATCTCTACTTGAGTATCTTCATTACCATAACGAGATAATGCACCTATTGCATATATCATGGCTTGTTTGTTGTGTTCTGGACTAACAGGATATTTACCTGTCTTTAAATCTATCACGCACATTTTATGTGGAGTGATTATTAGTGCATCTGCATAACCGTATAAATCTTCTGATATTTCTTGGCATCTAACTTTTTGTTCTACTAATAGTTTGCCATTTAATCTTTTTGCTCTGTCTTGCACATATTCAACATAAATTTTTGCACAGTCAATCATGTCTTGGTCGACTTCTATTTCAAAATCTTCTACATATTCTTTTTTACCAAGCCAATAATCTTCAAGTGTTACATCAACCAAGAATCCCTTTAAGAGTTGTTCTGTCATGTTGTGAATTAATGTACCAACAGCGGCTGGTAAACCAACTTGATAATCAACCTTGGCTGCCAATGTTGGCATGCCAGGGCAATTAGTCCATTTTTCAGCTGCTGATGGGCTAAGTTTGGCGTGCTTCATGTGATACCCTTGCTTCTTCCTCTGCTCTTATGATTTCGTCAATATCATATAAAATTTTACCGTTAAGGTTTAGATAGTCTGGCCCAATCTTCTTTGCGCGCCATCCCTCTATCGTTCTTGGAGATCTACTCCACCTTTGAGCGAGTTGTTTAGTATCAAGAAAAGTTTTTTCTTTTTCCATTTAATCTCCCTTTTTGTTTTGATTTGTTATAATATATATGTAAATGTACTTGAATACAACAGTTAATTTAAAAAAGGGAGTAGAAATATGTCGATAGACGATATAAAACCAAAAGAGTGGGATCAAGTTCGTAAAGGCGAACAGGATAATGTAACTGATATAAAACCAGATATGGTTAATAAGCCAGCACATTACCAAGGTATTGTTGAGTGTATAGATTTAATAAGAGATAGAGTTGGTTCTAAAGGATATGCCGCTTATTTAGAATCTAATATTTGGAAATATTTGTATAGACATAAGGATAAAGAAGAGAACATACAAGACTTAAAAAAATGTCAATGGTATTTAAACGAGTTAGTTAAATATTACGAGGAGTTGTAGGGATTTACCAAGGAGGTAAACATGAACTTATATGAGTTTGATGATCGAATCTTAAAAGAAAGAAACGGAAGAAAACCTATATATGTAAACAAACACCTTGCAGAAAAGTTTAAAAACTTTTGTAAGAGTGAGCAGAAAGACCCACATGAAGTGGCTGAATATCTAATATCATTGGGTATGAATTCTGTTAAATACTATGAAGAACCTAAAGTGTCTGTTGACATCGAAGCTCTTTAAATAGGTTTTTGACATTAGTAAGCGAGTCCATCGCTTGCATCTCTTCGTCTTTAATAGTTTTCTGTTTGCTTCCGTCTGGAAAAGTAAAGATAACCTTTTGTGGGTCTAATGCAACCAAGGCATAGACATCTATTGCATCTTTATCGTATTGTCTTTTCTTGGTAAAAGAACCACGCCTAAAGTCATATTCCCATGATACTCTATGGCTTCTTATTTTAGATTGTGTTTTAACCTGGCATTTATAAAGCGTGTGGTCAACATCAAATATGATGTCTGCTTCTGCGCTATGTGGAACTACCATTACAGTATCAGCGTATAAGGAAAGTAACGAGGCTACTAAGTATTCTCCAGATCGGCCAACTCTTTCTGATTGGCGTGGCATGAGGTTATTCTATCCTTTGTCTTTCTAGTATTTTTCTAATGCTTTTATTAAGTCTGTTATATTTAATTTTTGCAAATCTTTCTGGATCTTCCGCTTCAGCAAAAGGTTTTACTTCCGCTCTTATTTCCGTTAAAGCTTTTCTCATAACCAATTCTTTTGTTGGATTGTTTAAATTTTGATATGTTGGAGATATAACCAATCTTGAAATTACATTTTCTACAACTGGACCCATATATTTAGATACTAATTGATCTGCCTGTTTATCACCTGTATATGGAAGTATGTCTCTTCTTTTAAATCCCAGTCTATCAAGTTCTTTTTCTGCTGGGTTTTTTGCCTCTCTTACAGTAATACCAGTTAGCTGTCTTGCTAAAGGTCCTGGGACTTCCACATCTGTTAAAGGTATTCTTACAGTTTCTGGTCTACCTGGTATTGCTGCTCTTGTAGGAGATTCAACAGTAGGGAATCTTTCTCTATAAAAAGGTACGCTTGTACCAAGTTGTTGTCCAATATCTGTTGTAATATCTCCTGTTGGAATTGTGGTTCTAAATTCTTGTTGTTGATCTACAAAATCATTAAACATTCTAAGAGGTGTTAAATATCCGCCAAGAACATCTGAGGTAAATCTTGTTATAGCTTTATTAATTTTATCTTCACTATCTATACCAGATAAATCATTTATTAAATTATCAACCAATGCTAAACCTGCTCCTGCTCTGAACTGCGCTCCAGTTAATCCCTGTAAAATATCTTTAGCATCTGGTGGTATTCTTCCTTCTTCAGACCTTACAACCAAATCTGCTACTAATAAATATGGAGTCAAAGGAAAGTATGGTCTTGCATCTATTGTTGTTCCGTCTGTGCCTTTTAATTCATACCATTTTTCTCCACCAAATCCAGTTCTTTTTGCCTCAATAGCACCCATTAACAAACCTGTTCCTAGCATAGCTTGACTTAAAGTTTTAAAATCTCCTTTAGCTATTTTGGTTCTTTCTTTTGGTGATAATAAAGATAAAAAACCAAGAGGACTGTGTTTGAATTGGAAGTCTATAGCGTTAGCCATGAACCTAGGGAAAGGTAAAACTCCTGTGGCTACAAATGGCATTTTATTTACTGTATCTACAAAACCTTTTAATAATGCATTGTCTGGTGTTTTTGCATAAGTAAACTGTAAGGCGTCATCAACTGCTTTTGTTACATCTGCCTCTGTAATTTTGGATATATCATTTGCCTTAATAACATCGTCAAGATTTATACCTTTTTTTCTTAAAGTATCATCTAATGATGCGGCAAACATACCTCTTCTATAAAAATATTCTTGCATCCTGTTTAAAGTATTTAAACCATCAACAACTTTTTGCGCTCTTGTAAAAGGCTTACTATCAGTTGCTTTTGCAACATCAGATGCATAATTTGTAAATAATCTATTTTTTTCATTTACAAAATAATCAGTAACAAAGTCAGTAATATCTTTAGATTTTTTTACATCTGTCGTTAAATTTGCCAACAACTTAAATGATTGTGTATGGTCTACTGGTGCAGTTTCTTTACCAAAAAGTCTTTTTACTGGGTTGAATGTTTGATTTAAAACGTTATCAAAAATATCAGTAACTGTATTCATACCAACCCTACCAATTTGTGCGGTAAAGTTACGCATAGAAGTAGCAATCTGACTAACCAGTAAACCTCTTCTAATATTATCTAAAGCATATATATTTTCTTTCTTAATGCCTAGCTTTCTTAAAACCGTTGATGGCCAATCTTCAGTAGGAATATTATTAGATAAATCATCAGCAATAGTTTGTAATCTTTTTTGAGCTAGGCTTAATTGATTTAATCTTTTACCAGAATCAGACGCAGCTATTTTAAATAACTGTAAAAGCTCCATTGGATCTTTTATATTATTTCTTTTTAAAACTTCATCAAATATTCCTCTTTTAAGAGGTTCTTCATCTATACCTTGTAAAGCATCAAACAGTTGATCGGATATTTGTATAGATGGATTTCTTGGTATTTTTAATTCATTTAATAATTCAACACCAACATCAATAATATTTTGATTTAAACCTAAATTAATGTCTGCTTGTACATCTGGTGTTGTGTCAGCTAATTCCTCTCTTGCCTCTTCTGCCAACTCTCTTGAATATGCTGTTTTTGGTGGTTCTTGTCCAGTTACAACATCCGCCCAGTCATATATTGCATCAGTTACTTCTTGCTCTTCTGCTATTTCTTTTTGTGTTTGTTTTATAAAAGTATCTTGTTGTGCCGCCTTTTCTGCTTTAGCCGCAACATTGCTACCATAGCCACCTAATGAGCTTCCAAGTCCTGCACCTATTGTTCCACCAAACGCAGCAGATTTTAAGTTTTGTCCAACATCAAAACTATCCTGTTCTCCTGCCGTAATTCTAGCTGATTGTCTTAAAGCATTATCTGCTGCTGTATATACTGCACCTTCTATTGCTCCAATCTTTGCACCTTCTTTTATACCAGCTTTAGTTGCTTGTTTGACACCTTCTTTTATTCCTTGTTTGACTGCTTGTGCGCCAGCTGTAGCTGCACCAAAAGTTCCTATACCAACGTAAGTGCTTGGGTCTGTAGCAAGTCCTTTCAATGCTCTACCAAAACCAGCTAAACTTGATTGTTTTTGGTCATACATATCCATTAAATTAACAAAAGCTTTTTTCTGATCGTCTGTTGCTTGTGTTAATTGAGTTGCTTCCAAACTCATTTTAGGAAGGTTGTAATTAAACCAACCCATATATCTTAAACCATAGTTAGCATATTGTTCATCTGAGTCTAGTTCAGGCGCATCATCACCTTCATTTAGTTGGTATATTTTTTTAGAAGATTCAATCCAAGAAGTATCTTGTTTAAGAGCAGACTCAGTTAATTTTAAATCTTTTGGTTCTTGAATTTGTGCTTGCTTCGGTATTTGTTGTTGTTCAGCAAATATTTGTAAAGCTTCTTCTTGTGTTGGTTGCCTATTAGCGGTTACTTTTATTACTTTACCAGTTTCAGGGTCTGTTATTTGATATACAGGCATAGCATTTTAGCCTTCAATTTTTTCTATTTTTAATTCTTGTTTAGATATATCTGTTGGGATTAAACCTAATTGTTCAAGAAGAGATTGAGAGTCTTCTTTTTTAATAAAATTATCATAAACTAATTTTTCATAAGAACTTAACTTTTCAACATCTCCACCAAGATCTTTAAGTTTATTTAATACATTTAATTCTTGTTGTTTAATTGCCTTGCTTGGATCTACTGGTTTAGCTTTTGCGGTTGCTGTTTGAATTGCTAAGTTAATACCCTGTTCTGGAGTTATAATATCTGCTAAATTTTTAAAAGATTCAGGTAATGTATCTAAATTTTTACCCTTCCATTCTTCCCAAGCTTTTTCTTGTTCTTTTTGTTTCTTTTTACCTTCTTGCATTTGTTGTAATTGCAAAGTATTTTGCATAAAGTTTTTATCACCTCTTAAAGCACCACCCAAAGCATAAAGCATTAATGCAAGTTTTTCGTTTTTAGCACCGCCCATAGGATTAGGTGTTTGTTGTGGTTGTGGTGTTGTTGGTGCTTGTTCTGATGGCACGGTTATTTCACCCATAAGACTTGGTTGTGATTCAGCTAAAGCGTAAGGATATTTAAAATTATAATAAGCCATTATAAAACTCCGTAATTGACCATGTAATAACCATTAGCATCTTTGATTACTGCCTCTGGCATATACTTCATAACTTCTTGAGCAAGTACACCGATTGTTGGGAATTTATCCCAACCTATTTCTTTGGCTTCATCTTTCCAATTCCAAGTGTAAATATTATGACCTTTTTCCTTACCAACAAAAGTAATGTCTTTTTTCATTCTTTCGTCAGAGCCAGTTGCTAACAAGTACGTTCCATATAACTGTGCTGCTGTTCCTAGAACATCTCCTGCACCAGTTTTTTGTCCTTGCGTTGTTGTGCTACTTACTAATGGTGTTCCCATACCAGAACTCAGTAAACCTATTTGTTGTGGTCCATAACCTAATGCTCTTTGGAACTCGCCTCTTGAAGCATCTATAGCTCTTTGTTGTAGCATTTGTTGCTGTGTGCCTATTTGACCTAATAAACCTAGTTGTTGTAATTGTTGTCCTTGTAAGCCACCAAGCAGTCCTGCTTGTTGTTGTCTCGCTCTTAATTCAAGCTCTGGTGCAAACTGTGCCATTTGCATTTGTCTTGCAATATCAGACTCAGCGGCTCTTAAAGCTTGACCGTAACCCTTTTCTCTTTGTTCAGCGGCTGTTCTAGCCATAACTTCTGCAAAAGGTCTTTGTGATTCTGCTTCTAATATTGCAGAACGTGAACCACCAAAAGCACCTGCTCTTATAGCTCTTTCCTGCGCACCGCCACGCGCTATATCAGCTTGTCGCTGTATATCTTGCATAGTTGCATCTATAACTTGTTGTTGATAAGGAGATTGGTATTGGCTAATAGGAGCTGTTAATAAAGAACCAACTTGACCAGTAACAGGTCTAGCTTCTTGTGCTAAAGCTTGTAACCCTTTAGTTGGGTCAAAACCCATACCAGTTTCAAATAAACCTCTAGTAGCTTGAAACTGTCGTAATTGATCTGGTGAAAAGCCAGCGACCATTGGACCTGTATAGGGTAGAAACGGCTGTCGCGCTACACCTCTAGCTGCGCCAAAAAGTTCTTTAAATTGTGCTTCTTGAAATGCTGGTAAACTTGCTTCTTGTACTGTTGTGCTTTTTCCTTTACTCATAAGTCTTT